ACGGCTGAGAAGGTCGGTAACCTTTTCAGCCATATCGCTCAAATCGTTCAGCTCACCTCTGCACCTCGCAAGAAAAAGCTCTTTCAGTCTCAAGCTGAATTTGAAGCTGATGCTGTGAAACTGTATTCGATAAAAGCAAAAGCTAAACAGATGCAGCTTGAGGTGAAGAACCTGTTTGTTGGTCAATATGGTCCTGCGGCTTGGGATGCCATTCAACGCGAAGTGATTGAAATGCGTAAGGATGTGGCTCGTCAGGAAGCTGTTGAACAGCAAGAGAAAGAAGAGATCCAGCAGGAGATGATGATGACTGCCAGTGTGATAGGTGGCGTTATTCTCATGGCTGGTTTATTAATAGTCATCATTCTTATTGCTACGGGGAGCGCACGATAATGGCATTTGGTGTAGATGACGCGATAAGCGCGGGCTTACAAATCGTTAACAAGTTCATTCCAGATCCAGCCGCGGCTGCACAAGCTGAAGCTGAACTCCGCACATCCTTGCAAGCATGGGACGCAAAACAAGATGAAACCAACACAGTCGAAGCTGCCAGCCCTAATCTTTTTGTATCTGGTTGGCGGCCTGCTATTGGTTGGGTTGGTGCACTTGGCCTCGCATACCAATATCTATTGCGTCCAATCGCCGTTGGAGCGGGGTGGCACGATCTGCCTGCTCTGGATCAATCCCTTATGGAATTGGTAACGGCAATGCTAGGCATGGCTGGCTTGCGTACTTACGAGAAAACACTTGGAGTTCACTCTAAATGAACGGAAATTTTGAAAGATGTCTTGCTCTTGTTCTAAAGTCAGAAGGCGGCTTCGTAAACGATCCCGCTGATCCAGGTGGGATGACAAATTTCGGTGTCACACGCGCTGTCTATGAAGTGTTCGTAAACAGGGAAGTTGATGAAGATGAAATGCGAGCACTCACGGTTGAAGACGTTACGCCTCTCTACCGGCACAATTATTGGGATCGTGTTGTTGGCGATCAATTGCCTGTTGGCGTTGATTACTGCGTCTTTGATTGCGCGGTAAACTCAGGCCCGTCACAGTCGGTCAAGTTCCTCCAGTGTGCGCTGAACGTCGCTGCTGACGGGGTACTTGGGGAACATACGCTCAACGCAGCCAACCAACGTGATGCTGCGGAGCTTATTGAACAGTTTTGCGAAGAACGTCTTCAATTCATGCAATCCTTGTCAACATGGCCCAAGTTCGGCAATGGGTGGCAACGGCGCGTTGAAGAGGTCAAGGCCGCTGCCACTCAGATGCTTTAAGCAGGCTGGTCTTCGATAAGAGTGCCTTCAAAGATATAGCTGCCAACGTGGCCTAGTTTCATCCACGGGGCAGCATGGATTTTACCGCCGATGTCACGCCAGATTTTGCAGAAGTGATAATCTTCTGACAAGAGGCGCTCGGTGCCTTCTTCGATGCTGGTAGCAAAGAACTCCTTGATCTCTTCGCGCTCTTTTTGCTGGCCGGAGAGATCCACCACGTCGTTTCTGTAAGACGGGACGATTTCGGATAGCTTTTCAAACACTTCGCGCTTAATAAGCATCATGCCGGTGCCGCCTGCCCATACCTCTAAAGGTACGTTCTGAGGCACGCTGACATTGCCAGCATAGCCCACCAGATTAACTACCCACGAGCCTGTAAAATACTTCAACTGATCCGCAGGCACGCCGCGTTTAACGGCTCGCTCTACCTCATGCCAATTTATCTCTTTTTTGGGATAGATGCCGCACAGCACATCGAGATCATGATCGAACATGTGCAATACTTCATGCGGGTTGAACCGGATATCAGCATCAATAAAGAGTAAGTGCGTGCAATCGCTCTTGAGGAACTGAGCAGTCAGAGAGTTGCGAGCACGGGTTATTAGACTTTCGTTGAACATGAAAGACATGGCAGTAGGGATGCCCTTCTGCTGTAGACCTTGCTGCAACATGAGAAGGCTTTGGGTGTAAAAGCCCGTGCATTGTCCACCATACATCGGAGTGGCGATAAAGCATTTCTGTGTCATTTAACGTGCGTCCTCTTTCTCGTTTCAGGTTTCTGGTAGTAGATAGAATGGTGGAATTTGCAGCACCAACTAGACTTATACACAGGCTTACCGCACACAACGGTTTCCCATACATCGTCGGGCTTGTTGATGATCGCCTTACACTGCAAATATCTAGCCTCAAACAGTTTTACAGGCTTGATATTTAAAGATATTTCCGGTTTAGGCGTAGGCTTGGGGAGTGGCTTGCTACGCTTCTTTCGCACGGGTGTAATACTCGGTCTGTGCGTTGGATTGGTGGAGGAAAACCTAATGCCAGACCTGTGGATAAATCCAATAACGCTGTTTCTTGTGCGTTTCAATACGTCAGATATTTCTCTGGCCGTATGCCCTTCATTGACCATCTTGATGGCCCTGTCTTTCTCTCTCTGTGTCCAGATGGCCGATTTAATCATCACACGACCTGAAAGATACATACAGTCTGGCAATCCACCAGAGAGCGCCAAACCATAGGTTCATTGATAGAGGTATCCAAAAGAGTATCCAGTCCATCACTCACCCTCCTTCAGTGCGGCTTTGGCCTTATCTACAGCCAACGGGTAGCTCTCGTGAAAAACCCAACCCTCTGTGGCGTTCAAAAGATCTTGCAACGCTTCCCGCACTTGTTCGATCTTGTCGGCAGCCTCTTGCCATGGGCCTTTGAAATTCAACACCCGCAAACGATCAACTATGTCTTCCATCACTGGAACCTCTGTGTTTCACGCTGTAACTGTAGCGTGGTAATTGCACGGATCTGAGCCTCAAGGTGCTTGTACTTGCGATGCTTCTTACGAGCTTCCTGAAGCCTGAGTTGTAGTGCTTTTAATTCAGAGGTAGTCCGAGGCTTTTGAAACGCCCACAATAGGGTTGTAAGCCTTCGCTTTAGCTTCCTTAGCATTCATCAACTCCATAAAATCAGTGAACCTGAGAATGGCGATGGCTTCTTCCTTATCAGCCCGTGCTATTACCACTGGGATCTGGCCTGGTCGCGCTGCCTTAATCGCCTGTTTGAGCCATACATAGACCGCTATTTTTGCATAGCGTTTGCATTCGAGCATCCAGCGGGGAAGATCTATGTCTCCCCCACCGTCGCGTGTCTGTGTGAGATTTCTGCCAGCCTCGTAGCCGTGCTCTTTCAGTACGTTGACAATATCACGCTCAAAGCTGGCACCCTTGGTGCGTTGCATCTTCGACATTTGCTTCTCCGCCCCAAAGAAAAATCAAGATAGGAATATTATCTCAGAATGGCACATCATTTTCGTCAAGCGAGCCAACCTGTTTCGGCCACTGCTTGTCCGTGTTCTGACGTTTATCAATCGACAAAGCCACCAGATGGTTCATTTTGGTGTTCTTGCGCCAGCCAGCAATCTTGATAACGCTGCCTTGTCCGTAATCCTGATCCAGCACCAATTCGCCCTTATAATCAGGTTGATTTTCAGCCGTCTTGTTGTTGTTGGTCAGCAATACGCCCTGCCCTGGACGGTTCTTAAATGTGGTGCTCATTGTTCATTCCTTGCCTTTAACAGTGTCTTATCGTTGGCTTCTTCCAAAGCCTTGATTTTGATATCTTGCTGCTCGCCAGACAGCTTGGAAGCGCAGATCTTCTCGACCATGTCCGCGTATGACGACCTAAAATCATCAACGTCGTTGCATGACTTGTAGAGCCTCATAGTGCCATCCTGATTAGGCACAAAGAACGGCCAATCACCTGAGATAGGCTCATCCAACTCGTCGGTGATTTCAATCACATTCGGATAGTTTTCTAAAACCGATTGCACTGTCTTTGTCGGCCTTTGATCGAAGTCCATGACTTCCTCGACCGCATAGTGCCCAAGTATGCAAGCAGGGAATACCGCACGCACGCCTTCAGACACGACACGCGCTTTAAGCATAGCTCGTGGGTACTTCTTCCAATTGTCTTTGGTTGCCAAGCCGATGTCTCTCGCCTGCTTAATCGTCCATGCAAGTGTGAGAGAGCCACCAGCAGGGTGCGAAAACGTCATCTCGACCTTGTCATCCGTGTAGGTGAGATATTCGACCTTACCGCCTGCCTGTTGGAAGCGAGCGAGAATGGCTTGAGACTTGAGAGCAGGTCGGCCTTGGATGATGTCGTATTCTTGTACAACGGTGCCAGGGTGCTTGTTCTCAGCCTGTGCGACGATCATAACAGCCATGACCTGATTGATGTCGGTAAACCCGTAGAATTTGGATTTAACGATGCTCTCGGCCATGTTCTTCTGATCTTGAAACGGTATTAAAGCACTCATCTTTCTCTCCTGTTAATGGATTTGCCTTGCCTTGCTTTGCTGCGCCTAGCCGTGCATTGCCATGCCCCGCTGCGCCCAAGCTTGTTGAACTTGTTACTTAACCAAAAAGCGTCTGCTGCCTGATTTTTCAACGACGAATTGCTCGTAGATGTCCGGCATGGCTTGCTTAAATAAATCCTTGTCGAAGCTCTTGCTCGCTTTGGCTTGCTTCCATGTCACCAGAACCTCGTTGTAAGGCGTGATAATCTCGGTCTTGTTTCGCATATAGTTCTGGAGCGAAACCAAACACGCCTCTTCTTGCGTCTCGTACATCTTGATCTGAGCTTTGATCTCTTTCAGTGCTGAGAT